CCAGATACCTGCGTATTAACAATTGAAATTGTTGTATTAGCAGCAGCTGTCAGTTGTCCTTGAGCATTAACTGTAAACGTAGCTACTGTGGAAGCGTTACCGTAACTACCTGCAGTTACCGCAGTATTTGATATAGCAATAGTAACCGGTGAAGCACCAGTATAACTCGTTCCTGATAAACCAGTACCTATTGTTAAAGCATTAGGATTAGCAGCAGTAATCGTACCGCTACCACCTAAAGCAACAGCAACGCCGTTGTAGGTGACTGAATTATTTACTAAGCCAGAGTTACCAATTAATATTGCTACGTTAGACGCAGCAGTTAACTGACCCTGTGCATTTACAGTAAATTGAGATACTGAAGAAGCACTACCATAAGTGCCGGAAACAACTGAAGTATTAGTAATGCTAATAGTACCGCTGGATGTAATAGGTCCACCAGATAATCCTGTTCCTGTTGCTACATTTGTTACTGTACCATTGTACGGGTTGTTAATGGTGACATTTCCAGTTAAAGCACCGCCACCAGTTAAATTGGTACCAGCTAAAATGTAAACTGTATTCGGTACTGCACCGGTTACATTTGCCACCGGTATAGTAGTAGAAGAAGTAACTGCACTATTACCGTTTGCATACATATACCCAGTAAGACCAGTAACGGTAATATTAGTGAATGTTTCTGTAGAACCACCAAGAATCCTCTCCCATACTGTTCCATTAAAAATAGCCCAATCACCTACACCCCATGCAGTAATACCATCAAGGTTTGTAGTGCCAGCTGTAGAAACAATATAGTATGTATTTTTAACTCCTACACCAGATACCAGCGTAGGAGTATTTGTTGAAGCGTTCCAAGTCCCTGCATAAAACAGTTGATTAATGAGGGAGCTTGCGGTCTTTAGCATTTAGGAGCCGTCACCCGGAGTCAGGTATAACACACACGATGTTGAGGCATTTGCTGTAAAGTATGCGTTTGGTTGAAAAGTAATAATCTCATCCGTACCCGGCAACAATGGTAAACAGTTACCTAAAGACGTATTCGGAGTATTTGCTCCTGCTGTTGCAGTAGCAGCGTTACCACCATAACCCAAAAATGCAACAACCGTACCAGCATTAAGAATACGGTATTGATTGCTACCACCACTATACGAAGTGACTTGTACAGGTGTTGGAGCAGGATTAGCAGCCGTAATGATGACAGTGTTACCAGTTGGGGTAAATGGTGCGTTTACGCTCATTGTGGTTGTTCCTGTGTTTGTTCAGGTGCAGGTGTTGCAGCCTGTACTTGTGCTTGTTGTATGTTTTGTATAGCTTGTACTTGTGGTTCTGCTTGACCTTTTAGTTTGTCAATGAGACCAGCAACATCACGATAAGCCATTTGTGATAATGCGTGTAATAAGACGTTTACTTCTTCAATTGTATGATTTAAGTTAATCATGGTTTTCCCCTAAAGTTGTACTACGTTAAAAAATTAATTAGACCAAGGTAATGGTGTATTTGATGGAGATACTGGTGGGTTCTCCAAGCTGTTAATCTGTCCTTGTACGTTTGCTTCATAGTTTGCAATACCTTGCTCGCCTAATGCTGTCTGTACCCAACCAATTACAATAGCCTGCGTTAAGTTAGCATAAGGTACAAAATTCGGGTCAGATTGCTCTACCGTAAACTGTGTGTTGCCACCAATAGATGCGGTTTGTGTTCCGTCTGTACCAGTCAAAGTCCACAATGTATTAACTACATAGTTTGGTTGATTCGGTACGTTAGGTAATGTGTACATGGAATTAATTGTCCAAGTCCAAGTTGTTACTGTTGCCATTTAATTCTCCTATTAAGGGTGAGTTGCTTTGTATGCGTCAAATTCTGCTTTAAGTTCTTGGATTGCTTTAATCATTGCTGGTACTAAAGTAGAAGTATCAACTTGCCATGGTTTATCAATAGAACCATCATCTTTATCTACACCCATTGTTACTGAATCAGGTGCAATTTCATATATTTCTTGTGCAATTACACCAAAATCAGTATGTTGTTTAGATTTAATCCAATCAAATGCACGAATTTTAATATTTGCTAATTTATCTAAACCTGAACCAGCATCAACAATATTTTCTTTTAATCTTTGGTCAGATGTTGCGTTGTAAAGCGTTGTTGTTCCGTTATATGTAATAGAGCCTGTTCCAGAAAATGTTGCTCCAGCACCAAAATATGCGTAATAAATTGTTCCACTTGTTGCTTTATTCCAGGCGGTATAACATTGTGAACTTGCACCGTTTGTAATTGAAGCAATTCCCCCAGCACCAGCTAATCCACTAGAATATCCACCTGTATAAAATGAACCAGTACTATCAAATACACCCCTAGGATTACCAGCACCATCAGATAACACAATGTAGTTACTTGCTGTACGGATGTCTAAACCGCCTTGGTTTCCTGAATAAGAACCGAGAATAGTGTTATTAGTTCCTGAAGTTACAAGAGTTCCTGAAGCATATCCAACAAAACAGTTTCCACCGCCAGTTGCTGCATATCCTGAACCATAACCAACATACAGATTGTTTACGCCTGTACTGTTTGTATAACCAGCAGCATAACCAAGATTTGTATTGTTTCCAGCCGTAGTATTACTATACCCAGCTTGATAACCTACTGCTGTGTTATTAGATGCGGTGGTGTTTGAATAAAGGGCGTTATAACCTAGTGCAGTATTGAAAGCACCTGTTGTATTTAATCTATTTGCAGCATGACCAAAAGCAGAATTACCGCCGCCAGTTGTTGTGTTTTGCAAACTTCCCCAACCAAAAGCATTGTTTGAAGAACCGCTTGTAATTGCATTTAAAGCATTAACACCAAAAGCATGGGTATATCCGCTAGTATTTGTGCCACCAATAGCACCAGCACCAACCGCAGTAGAATTAGCATCACTACCACCACCCTTACCAACAGTAAGACCTGAAATAGAAGCGTCATTAGTTGATGTTACTTTGTTGGCAGTTAATGTTGTTCCATCAAAAGTTAAATTAGCACTATCTACTAAAAGACCGCCTGTGCCGTTGTAATTTACTCGACCACTTGTCAATCCTGAGTCGGTCAAAGATGTCACTACTGCCGTGCTTGGTGTAGTTGCTCCAAGTGTGCCGTTAAATGCACCTGATGTTAAAGTTAATCCAGCAATTGAAGTTGCTGTACCTCCAAGACTAACACTTGTACTACCGATAGTTACTGAGCTATTGCTCAAATAACTATTAGGAAAAGTAACCGCTACACTAGATATAGTTGTGTTGGTTAATGTTAAGTTACCAATACTTGTAGTTGTATTTCCTAAATAAACTGCTGTATTACCAAGCGTAATCGCTGTAGCAAAATTTGAGTCCAATTGACTCAACGGTATAGATGATGTTGCCGTAGCAAATGTATATGGGACTGTCATGTTAGAACCTCGCTCTTAATTCATGTTCAAATTCAAAGGTATTCACAACAAATGCAGCAGAGTTAGATGTCAGTGTTAACCCTAAGTATTTACCCCATTGCTGTGCATCTGATTTGTATAAATAATAACCGCTAGTAAATAACCAATATATTACCTGACTACTGTTATTTATCCAATTTAAATCTGTTCCTACATTGTTATACCAAAGCACATTATTCTGTAATGTGTACGGTGGACTAGAGCCTTGTTGACTATCTACCGTTACATTAAATATTGTACTATTTGCTGTAGTAACTTCAACCCCAAATTTAAGTGCTTGTTTGTCACGAATAGGGTCATTCATTGGCATTAATGCAGTTTGAATAATACTTGAAACGCTGCTGGTTTTATCAGAATACAGCTGATAAAGTGCGCTGTTTTCTGTACCGTATAAATTAACTTTTCCACTTACCGGTGCAGAAGTAATATATTGTAAATTGTTACCTTGGCTTGTAAAGAACCATTTTTTCTCAAAAAATACTGCTTGAATGTAACGGTATGAATTAGTAAACACTGCATCAAAATATCTGAAATTAAATGCAGCACACAGAATATTGTTTACTAATACCTGACCAGCATATACAGGGTATGTAAAATCGATGTTTGGAAAAATACCGTCTAATGGGTCTGATATTTTACTTGTTGTAGAACCTACCAAAGCGTAGACCCCGTAATCATTCATAAATAACACAGACCTAAAATACGGAAATATGGCATCTGCACGTTTAGAACCGACAGAAGCGGATACGTTAGTATTTGTAAATAATGTCGTGCCGTTTGTCTGAACCCTTACGTCAGAAAATACGTTAATCGAATCATCACCGAATAAATACAAAAAGTTATTTGCTGCTAATAATTTGAACAAATTACCGTGTAACGTAGAATCGGTCAGCAAGATGTTACCGGCAGACACACTGGTAAAGTCGTTGTAGGTTCCAGCAGCGGAATAATACACTTGCCTTCCTGCCGCAATCCAAACTCGACCACTAAATGATGCAACATCCACGTTAGGAATGTTGTTAATGGTAGCTGCAATAGTGGCATTTGCTCCACCACCCCCACTAAGAGATACCACTAAATTTGCAGAATTTGTGTAACCACTACCCGGATTGGTCATCACTATAGTAGATATTGCATTGCCATGTACGACTGCCGTGGCACTTGCACCTGTTCCGCCACCACCAGATATATTGACTGTTGGTGTACCGGTATAACTATCACCGGGATTGGTGACTGCAATAGATACCGTGCCTGTAGCAAAAGTTACAATACTTGCAACCGCATTAGCTCCTGTACCTCCGCCTCCGGCAAAAGTAATAGATGGTGCCTGTGTATATCCTGACCCAGCTTCTGTAAGCGTTACTGATGTAACTGCGTTATTTGAAATAGTTGCAGCAGCAGTTGCTTGTATACCGTTAGCGTCATTAGGAGCAGAAATCACCACAGACGGTGCTGCAGTATATGTTGAACCACCGCTGATTAAAGCAATTTGTCCAACACTGCCTACAAAAATAGTGTTGTTCCCATCCCATACATAGTATCCCTTATTAGGGTCTATGATGAGCATATCTTGGTTTTTCCACTGACTAACTGCAATGCCAACATTAGAAAATTTACCTGCATTACCAATTGTGACTAATTGTTTGCTTTGTAAATTAAATCCTTGAGCCGAACCATCATCTTTAAATGCAACAACGTAATCATTTAGACCAATATTGACGGATGATAAATAAGTGACGTTAGCAGAAAAGACGACTGCATTACTTGCATTATCTGTAATTGCCGAGCGTTGACCGGTAATTTTAAGATTGGAGTAGCCAATTGGCATGGCATTTTCTAGCCACGAAAACTCGGTTTCTTGTATAGCTGTACGGTTCGCTTTGGTATTAACAGTTGTAAACTGTTTAATGACCTGATACGATTTTTTTTGTTCAGGACTTTGTGCCATATTACAACACCGGCTGGTAAGGGTTTGGCATCCGTCTAGTAAATGTAGAGCTTAATGCAGCCTGTATTTGTTGGTTATATTGTTGTTTAAATATTTCCGACTCACCGTAACTTTGTTCTTTAAACTTTGCTTTATAACAAGCGTAATACGCAACCGGACTTGTATATGGGTCATTCAGTTGATTGTCTACATCTGATAAATTAACTAATGCAGTTGGCAGGATTACCGTATCCATTTCAAGTGTATAAATCTGGTCTGGAATAGGTGACAAATAAATCTGTTGTTGTCCATAAACGCTAAAGCATACAGGTTGACCAACATAGTTTTGCCAGTACCTTAACTCTGCATTAAATTGTGTCCAAGGTTTATACAGTAAAGGATACCGTGTATTACCCCAATAAATATTGACGTTAACAATATCTAGCGTATTAATACCTTGCGGCAGTGAAGCATACGGGATGATTTCTACTGGACCAGCGTATTGCAAGGTTACTGTACCGTTGGTAAATGGTGTTGATGGTGGATACGTATTCTGTGCATACCCTGTATTACCCGGATATGGTGGAGGAACGGTATCAAACGTGCCACCTGTTACTACTGTGTATGTATAAATGTTATAAAAAACTAAACTACCTGTTGTTGCTGTAGCACCACCTACCCATGCAATTGGTGCGTTAGCAGACGTTAACCCAGTAGGGTTAGATGGTGTTTGTGTAATCTGTAATGTTCGTGTACAACCCGTGTCTCTTGCAACCCGTTCTCTTGCAGAATTGATGTAATCCGTTAATTCTTGGACGCTATAAAATACAGCATTGGCATCATGCAAAAGCCTTTGACATTCTGTAACGTAACTCTGCAAAGTAGGTTGTGCCATATATTATCCATGTTAAGCAGGGCTAAGGACTTTTCCCCCCACCCTCTTGTTAGAAGGTAAGGGTACTCTTTCCACCACCGGGGGTATCGAATGGTTCTTTACTACTGGAGGAGTATTGCTAATCACAAACTTCTCCAATTTTTTTAATCCGTCCGGTATATCATTTAACGTCTTAGCCCAACCAAACCTTGCAAGGTATTGTGACTTGTCTGTTGCATGATAACCAAATACGTGAACTACTATTTCTTCCGGCACCTCAAGGGTTTTACCCGGCTCAAACACAAACGGTTTACCGTCCCAACTATCAGTCAGAACGGTATCCGAATTGTTTGTTACATAATATGTAGTCATTAGAAACTGACAACATCGCCATATACGGCAATCGTTACTGTGTTGTTGTTACCAGACGCAGTATTGACGTTGACATATAAAGCATTTGTATTAAAACCACTAACAACCGTATTAGCACTATAAGGTGAAGCAATCGTTAAGTCTTGATACAAACCAGTACCGGTAATTGTCAGAGTTGTATTAGCAACCACCGCATTAGAAATATTACCGTCATTACTTGTTGTAATAGATACGTTTGCTGTCGACAAAGAGCCAGATGGATTATTGAGCGTAATTCTACGAACAATAACACTACCTGAACTATTTGCCGCTGCACCTTTAGTTAAACCACCACTTAACAACGGAATGGCAACTACTGCGTTACCAGCCGTGTTGAGCTGAGTAGCTTGAACAACACCAATACGACCATTCCCAAAACTATCTAGGTAAAACTGTGAGACTGAATCGCAACTAGCCATGTTCTACTCCTTATTGGTTGTAAGTGCCAGAAGCAGCTTGACCACCGTTAACAGTTAACAATGTGACGTTAGCAGCAGTAGAACTGTTGTTAAACCGAATGTTTACACCGTCAGAGAACAATGTACCACCTACACCAGCAGCAATGAATGTAGTCCATGTAGAACCATTATCAGGTGTTGCTTGTACGTTAATATTTGTTGACGGAATTAAAACATAGAGTCCAGCAGGTACTAATGCTGTTGTTGTGCCACCAACCGCTACTGTTGTTGTTTGTAAATAAGCACCGGGGGTATTACTACCGGCACCAGCTAATATGATTTTCTGTAGACCTAAAGACATGGTTTATCTCCTTAAATGTTGAGTGAGTTATAGCCAGTCACCTTGGTCATAGACTTAGGTTTAGTGCTTACCAATTCGGCAATCATTAAAACCGCACCTACATAACCAATCTGCCAGTTAGGAAGAGTAGACTCAAATCCTGTGAACACAAAAGAACCTTGGTCATGGATATACAGACTGAGGTAGTTTGAATTCAAGAAGTACATTGTACCTTCTGGGCAATATGGGTCTGGATAAATTGGAACACCAGCAACCATTAACGCTCTGAAAGCAGCTTGAGGACCATTGGAGTCGCTATCAAATCCGTTACCCGGAGTAATAACATACTGTTCTTGACCCACGTAATCTTGTGCTAAGAGTGTCCATGTACCAAATCCGCATACACCAAATGTCGGTACTTCAGCACCTTTCTTAACTGTTCCAGAAATGTATTGGAGTACATTTTGACGAGTTGGGTTGACGTTACCTGCACTGTAAACTTTAGACTGCCACCATGTATAGGTATTACGGTTGATGTTACCGTAAGTCGCTGTACCAGTTCCATCATCCACTGCAGCAGGTAAACCAATAAATTGTTGTGTATTGGTTGTGTTGTTGTACAAAGCAGTTGCCATTGCATCCATCATCACGTTAGTCGCATCATTCATACGAGCTTCGATGAGAGGGATAATTGCATGGTCTTGCTGTACAGCACCTTCCATACCGAGGAACGGTACAGGTGCAATCATTAACTTTAAATTAAATTCAGCATTGTAAGCACCTTGTTGTACTGACGGCTGGTTAAAAGAACCAGAATAGTCAGACCACTGTGCATTTACAAACTGTGAACCCTGAACGGGTACGGTTACTTGGGACACACCACCGGTGGCTTGTTGACTATTTGCAATCAAAGCTGCCATCAGGGGAGTGCTGTTATATAGCTGGACAACCAACTTAGGAATAAAAGCACGTCTTGTAACGTAAGTTAATTCCGTATATTGCGAGGTACCAGCTGCAGGTAAAATACCGCCACCTATAGCCATAATGCTCTCCTATAAAAATTCAACAAAATGCCTTGATGTTATCGCAGCTACCACCCCCGTGTACTACATCAGAACCCAATCGGTTTATTTTTCCTGAGTTCTGCTAATGCTTCGTGTGCAACATCTCTTGCCGTACCAACTGGGTTTTTAGAAAAACGACTTAAATCCCACCCTTGGTTTTTAGCAACATTCGAATGAAACTGAGATGGAGTCGGTGCTGCTGCTTGTTGCATCCATGCCCAGTGACGTGCTGCTGCTTCGTGATTGGTAATACCTTCTTCAAGCATTACTTTTTCAATTGCTGCAACATCATCGTCTGATTTTGCTAATCCTTTTCGCATTAAATTAGTTCTACGTTTTTCTAAATCATCCAGAGCATCTCTTTCTCTGAGTTTATTGCGAATCTCATCATTTTCCTTTTGCATCTTATAGATGGCAGAATTTGTAGACTCTTCAATTTCAATCTCAGGAATATTAATATCTGGATTGACTTCTTTAGTTAAACGTAAAAACGCTTTACGGGTTTTTGGATTGTCAGCCAATTTCTTGGACAACTCAGCCAATGAATCCCGTTCTTCAAAACTTAAATTCTCTAATGACATACATACCCCCTACTTTAATTAAATTACTTTTTTGCCGTCACCGGGAGGAACAATCTTCATCTGATTGTTTTCTGCTGTTTTCTTAGCAGAATCTAATCCACCAAACCGGGAATACCGTGGTGTATTGATGATTTGACCATTCTTCTCATTGTCGTCAAGCGGTCTACGTGGTTGACCGGCTCCTTTTGGTTTAAATAAATCCATGATTCTATCCTTTACATTGGTTGTGGACCTGCACCACCCGGAGGAGGAGCAGTTGGAACTGGTGGTGGAGGCATACCGCCTCCGGCTGGACCTGCCATTGGCGGAGTACCCATCGCATCAGGTCCTACACCTTTTGGTAGGGATTGTAACATCTGTAATATTTCAGATTGTTGCAATTCGTTTGTTTTGCCTTTACGTTGACCAATTACACCGGTAAGCGCACGTATAGCAGCTAATGCTTTTTGACCTTCCTCGGATTCAGACCCAAGGCTAGGTAACGATTGTTCAATTAAGTCCATCGCCATTGACAAATTAATCATTGCACCTTCTTTAGAACCCATCTTTGGTTCAGGTGTAGACATAGGTGCAGCCATTGGTGGTGTGCCTGTATCCGACATATTGTCAGTCGGCATCGGACTTGGAATAGGTGCAGGAGTCGCAGGTTTTTTACCTCTGCTCATTAACTCCATCAATTTGTCTTGGGATGCAGCCATAATTAATTCCTATCAAGTTACAAGAAAGATTAAACCTTTCTATCAGTTTGTCAAGTGGGGGATATATTTCTATTCCCTCCCCCATGGGAGGTTTACTGATAAGCACCAGCAATTCCAGAGGAATTACTTACGTGACTTACGACCTTTACGAGCTTTACGCATCTTCATCTCCTTTTAGAGGCAGCGACCTATTTAGGGCAAGGAAGCCACAGCCCTTTCCTTCTCACGGGAAACTTGTACTACCCCCGACCATATTCTCTTGCAGGGCGCCCACCCATCGGACGTCCAGATGTTCTAATACTTGTATTTTTGTATTGTAAATTCGGACCCATATTTTTATCAAGACTCCCTGCCGATACTCTCGGTTGGTCTGCTCTTGGTTGTACGTTTCCTTTAGTTGCCATTTACATTACCTTCAATTCCGGTTTACTTTTTTCTTTAGGAGCAGGTTGCTTACTTTCTTTAGCACTCTGTTGTTTTTCTTCCAAAGTTTTCAAGCGTTCTTTGAGTAATTGTTTCATTGGTGGCTCTAGTAAGTCAAGCAAAGATTCTTTATCAATTGCTTGTGCCTTGTATAAACTAAATGCCAAATTCCGCATATCTTCCATAAAGATGGGGGAATTACTATGTGCATCTACTTTTACCGCATAATCTCTTGTAAATTGTTCGGCAATAAACGGCATATTCTGCTTATCATTTTCTGTCTTGAAGTGTGTGTTGTCATACACCGCCATGAGCTTTAAATATAAAGTAGCTACTTTTTCCAAACTATCTTCAACAATTAAAGCACGTTTTTTTGCTCTTGAGCTACCAAGTCTTGCAAGTTGTGAGGCATGACCTGTACTACGTACACCGGACTCGCCCTTACCTGCTAAGACGTTTGTGATTCCAGATACTTCTTCAAACATTGCATCAATTCTATCTAACTCACTAAACAAGTCTGCCGGCATTTGTGGTGCTAATTTATCGACTTTAGCGTTAGGCATATCACTTGATAAGAAAGAACCGGCACGGTTAAGCGCAAAGTTCTTTTCATCCATGATGCCGGAGAAGCCACTAATCATCATTGGAGGATTCACTTGTTTGGCAAGGAGTTGTGTTATCTCACTGAAGCGTTTATTACGTGCTTCTTGCAACAATATCATGCGTTGTACTTCACTCTGTCCCCAGTAATAATCATACTGAGGATTAGGACATATTTGTACAAAAGGTAACTCACCCTTGAGGAATACTTTTTCACCGGGTCTATCATAAATAATGACATCTGGATTGGCACAAGTAACGACTTGATAATCACAGGTTTCATCATTCCAGAGCCACAACTCTTTCATCTCAATGGTATCTTCAGCAACTTTAGCCTTGTACTTGTTGTACTGACCTAGGTTCATGTTGACGTTACCAACCATGTTGACTTGAGATTGAGAAAGAATAACGCTCAGTCCATCCGGTACTTCATTATGAATTTGTTGTGCATAAGAAGCATTAACTCTGTTGACTATCTGTTCTCTTTTTGGATGGTCGTACAGTCTGGCATACAGCTCTGACTTAGTGATGTAGTAGGTGTGGACCAGTGCTTCTTGTCTTGATGTGTACGGTACATCTTCTCGCAAAACCCCGATACTGCTTGGCTCAATCATAAAGGGTTGAATCCCTTTGTTGTAGATGAGCTTAATAAAGGTAGTGTTGTAGACCAATGCCCATGTGAGGGCGGTAGAAAACACTTGGTCAGCGTTGGAATTTAACCACTCATCATTTAATGCTTGTGTGAGCTTTGGTACTTTGAATTGTTCTCGGTCATCAACAGAAGCACCAAGATTAATACTAAACCGTGTCGTTTCGGATGAGTAGAGGAAAGAGGTGAGCTGGTCAATGTGTGGATGAATCTTGTTAAAAACGGCAGGAGATTCTTCCTCTGAGTTACCAAACAGATAATAGGAGCGCAAGTTTGAGTAGTCGGTTCTACGTTCATCACTTGAGACTTGACACTTGCGTATCAGGTCTTTGTAGAAAAACTCCCGGTCATCTGGGTTTGGTGGAATTATCATGTTTTAATCTTCAAATTTTCATGGTCTCGCATGGTTGCTTTAGGGTCTATCACAGGTCCTTTATTAATACCGGCTTGTGATGGAGTTAAACCAACCGCCTCTCCTTTTACAGATTGTACTGCTCTTCCTGATAATATACTCGCCATATTGAGGTTTTGGAATCCCCCACCCCATACTGCACTGTCACCCGGTCTTGATTCACGTGGAACATCGGGCATTCGCTCGACTTTATCTTCTTTTGGACCATACTTCGCCAAATAGCCGGCTTGATGTTCACCTTCACGGGTTGACTTAATATCTGACATCTTAAAGTCAATTGCCAATTGTTTCAAGGTTTTATCGTTCTTTTTTGTCTTATCACTCACCAAACCCGGTGCTTGTAAGAAAACGACCAATACTTCACCGGCACATTGCTTCATTGGACAAATCGGTTTATACCCCTCAAAGTAACCATGTTCACTGCATTTATAATCGTGTAATACTTTAGCCATTGTTTCCCCCTAGCTGTTCATCTAAATTCTCTTGCGAATAGTCTGCTGCGTTACGAATACCTATTTTAATTTTAATCTGACCATCTACGACCTGTAAACCGGTGCTACGGACATAGTGTGGTTTCGGTTCTTTCCGGTACGTGGCAAACCGTGTATTGTCTCTGTTTTGCATAACAACAATCTCACCCTTTTGGTAGGCACGGTAGGCTCTTGATACCCTTACCTGTACGTTATAGGTCATTGGATGGAGTTCTTCAATAAACACATCTCTAAAATGTTTAGCACTCATGCCGGCTATGTCAGCAAAGTTTTCCACTGAAATACCTCTTGCTTTGTCTTTCACAAACCGTTTTATTTCAATCAGTAATTGTCTTTGTGGAATGATGGCATCCATTACGAATACACTCCGATACGCTTGAGATAGTCTGAGACATTACGACCTACTGCAATTTGTTCTGGTGTGTACTCTTCTTGTTTCTGAGAGATAGACCGTGTAATCCCTTGTTGAATGAGTCGTGGTTGTACTTGTTCAGCAAATGCCGCTGCTGCCAACGCTGCCGCTATGACTCTGTCATCTTTGTTACGTCCACTTGCCTCAATACTACCCCCATCCCGAACAATGGTTTTCATCTCTTCAATTAAATCCAGACTAAGAGTTTGCATCATGTTTCTCTCAAAGAAGTCTTTAAAGTAGGTGAGCATCCTCTCTTTTGTTGCACTGGTAGTTAACCAACCAATACTGTTACTTGGTCCACCAAGTGTGTCATTACGTCTCCAGATATAGTTGGACATAGACGCATACACATCCATCAAATCTTTACCCATCGCTGTTTTCATCGCTGCCGCTTGACGTTTGAGATTACGCATCTCATTGATAACTGCTTGACCCGGACCATTGATTTCAAGGTTAAGGGTACTGTTCTTGTAAGCTCCTGCTAGGTGGGCAATCACCCAAGCGAATTGATAGGTGTTGAGTTCAGATGTTGCAAACTCCGCTACTTGGTCCATACCGTCTGCATAACACCGAAAGACTTGGATACAGAATCTATCTGCCCAGTCTGAGCTACCGTAGGCTGGGTCTGCACCAATCACATAGAAAGCTGTGTCAATTGGCTCTTCCCATACCTTTAAGGTTGAGAGTCTGTCTGTAGATTTAATGACTTGCGTGTCTTGAAAGTTAGCACCGAAAGAATATCGAAAGTGTTGAGGATGAATCTTCTTTGCCATCTTGATTGCGTCTGTACACCGTGCATTACTAAAGAAACTACTACCGGTCATAATGAAAGCATAGTCCTCTGTTGGAGGAAACTCTTGATACATGAGGGCATCATCTTTAATTCCTTCGTAGAGTTTCCATCGCCACCAAGCCATCTGACGAGAATTGATTTCTACGTTGTAAAGTTTCTTAATGTCTCTAGTCCACTCTTTTTCTTCAACAGTGAGTTTTCCATCCCAATACGTCTTATATACATTACTTGTTGGGTCTGCAGAGTAAAACTCATTCCTCCACCAGCCACAAAAGATAGCTCTCTGTGTCCTTGCACGTTTGGCGGTGACATACATATCATGGAACATATTGAAGCCTCTAGCAGTCGATTCAAAAACAAATAGACGCTTTGGATTGTTCTCCGCTAAAGAAGCCAACAAGGAAGCGAGTCCTTCTTCATCTCCCCATGAGGATGTCTCTGTACCATGCAAGTAAGTGATACCCTTCCCTCTGCCGAGGGAACCCTTTGCTCTAAGTCCTGCCACCTGATAAAAGAGACGACTCCTGTTCTTCAGAGATAAACCATTTCTGTTATGGGCGACCATTGGAATCCGATACGCTTGTGGTAATCCTTCCATATAGTTTGTCAAAGTACCACGGAACATATCTTTATTCTCTTCCGTATCGGTCACTAAAGTACCTTGTAATCCCGGATGAATGAAGTGCCAATATAAATCTAAGGCTAGAGAAATGGTAGTAATACCCTGTTGTCTACCTTTAAGGATAACAAAGAAGTGAACATCATCCGCCAGACCTTTAGCAATCTCATCCATGACGTACGTCTGAGTCCCTAACCTCTTGGTTAACTTCTTCAGACCATCTTCTTTTGTCTCTACCGACAACTGGTCACAGAACCGATAGAAGTTATTTAAATTGAAATTCATTTTCTTGTACGTTTAAAGTGTTCAACATCCCAATGTGCGATGGCATAACATACCTTCTTGTTCTTGGCAAAGCGGATTAACTCCTCCACCTTACGCTTACTATACTTTCGTTTCCATTCATCAACAAGCTGATGCTTCTCTTTTGCACTAAAACATCCCAGCACCTTCTGCATATCCATCTTCAATTCCAAACGGTTATCATGCAATGCCAAATAATCCTCCTCAGTGGCTTGTCTCGCTATCAAACCCCTCTCCATCACTATCCCTATTCAAAAGCTCATTCACTCTATCCAACTCATCATACGCAGCCTGTAATAACCTCGCACTCTCCTGATGTACCCGTATCAGTTCAGCAAACAACTGATTCCAATTCATCTTCGTACACCGGTCCATATACTGTGCCTTCGCATCATTATCCGCTACCTCCTGTACAAAGTTAATCCTACCCCTTATTCCGTTCTCCATACCCTCACCCCCTCATTCTCACTTCTTGCTATAAACCTCATCCCTAACTTCTTTCCATATCTATAGTTGTTATTACATACTACAGATAATCCTAAACCATCTATATAAAAACTATCACCTATCTCCATATCTTTATATGGGTAACTTCTTCTTACCTTGTTATCAGGTATCGGTATATTCTTATTAATCTTCATCTCTATATCCTCCATAAAACCAAATATACCATATTTTTTTTGGGGAGGAGACAGTTGGGGGTCTCGCACCTACTAGTCTCATACCCATCTCTTAGTATCCGTCTATCAGTCATACTGTAACGATAGTTTTAGCCTACCCATAACCATATTGGAGCTATATAACATTAATCTAGCTTGATTTATAGCTTAGTTATACGTTTAACCTAACCCATATATATATTCTCATAGCGGAGATAGTAGCTATATATCCATCGTTTCCTTAAGCCTAATTTCATACCTGATATATAACTTAATAGATAACTACTATAAAATTCTATAGACTATCTTATATTACTTATACTATAAGCTAGATGAAACCTATAAGTAGAAAGACTATAAATATATTTGTATTAGACTATTGTGTTTTATAAAACTTATAGAATATAATATATACAGAAACAAAAAACAGTTTCTCATTCAATCAATCAGGTGTATTAACTATAAGGGGTTCAACATGGAAACATATCAAACACAAAACGGCTACGAGGTTACTGGGTTACAGCTCGAGTTGTTACGCAGTGAAATACTTATCGCTAGTAATTACAGTATGACAAATGAAGAGTTGCTGCGAATGATAGATTTATTTAAGTTAGGATTAATTTAATAGTGTTATCTGTTAGTGGCTCTCATAGGGCTACTAACGGGCTAACATTGGCCATTTATTAAACATTACATTAGGAGGTTTTACCATGTTACAAATGACAAAAAGAGAGTATTCAAAAAAGCCCAATGATTACCGTTCATACATTGACGGTAAACCATATCTAATGACTTTAGATAAAAATACGGGAGGAACAGTTTTAATGCCCGTTGTCTTTAAAAAGAATCCCACTATGGCAACAATAAAGAGTTTTATTAAAAAGAATGATGGAAAACTGTTTATTAAAAATCTATCTGATTTTGATGGCATGGTTGATTGTGTGATGCCTTGTGATGACAAAGGTTTTAAAGCCGTAAGAAAGCCAGATGAGGGTTATAACCATGAAAACAAGTTAGGAATACAAGGTGCATGGTTTGTCTTGCATGGTGGTGACAGAGTTTACGAGTATTCAGACGGTTATTACGAGGGTTACGAGGTTTATAACTGTTGTGGTAATTTCATTATTGCAGTAGAGGTGATAGCATGATTAAAGAATCTGACATTGTTTATGAGAATGGTAAGTATTGGATTCTAAAGACCAATAAAGGTTATGAGGTTTTAGAAAATACAATCACTCATTCAATCGTTAAGGGTTACTTTGGCTCTATATTTCTTGATAGAGCTATTGACTATATCAACAACAATTTAATGTTAAGGGCTTAATAGTTATAACTGATAAGAGATTCTAACCAGTCTCTTATCGGATTCTAACTAGAATCATTATCTAACTTTATAAGGGGTATTACTATGAAAATCAATAACATGGAAGTTTTATCACAAAAATTTGCTTATTGCGGTTGTCATAAAATTTATCTAATAGAATCATTATCAGATGAAACGCAAGCAATAGCGAGTGGTTATGAGCTGTACCCTATTGAAAATTTGAAAGATGTTTACAAAGATTCTTGTTCATTAAAATTTATATCAAATTGGCAATTAAATAAAACGTATGTATCACAATTTGAAAAAGCAAAATTTAGGGGTAAAGCATGATTAAAAATAAACAATATGAGATAAATGGTTCTCAATTCATTTACAAGTATTCCACTTTTAACCATTCTCTTAATCAAATAATGTATTGTTTTTTTCATGTAAATAAACACAATACACATTCAATTTTAGCGAGTGAATTACACAAATATCCACAATTAAATGAGGTGATAGCATGATAACAAGAGAATATAACAAACGTAGATATGGTCAGGGCATTGTAGGTTATGAACTCAAAATCATCTGGTCAGATGGTAGCGTTGAAATTGAAGATGAGCCGCCAGAACACTTACAAAATGAGATAGAACTTTACTGTGAAGAATATGACCAATACAGAGAGGAAACATTAGCATGAAACCAACATTACTTGATTATTTTTTAGCTACTGTGTTTATGACATTTTTAGGTAGCATTTTAGCTATCGTTTACATTTATTCGAAAGGATGGTAATCATGGAATATATTATTAAGCAAACTATTGAAGTAATTACTTCTGTAATTGCTGACGATGCGACTCAAGCTCTCAAGATGTTAGATAACTTAAATATTGATGATGCTGACCAGATAACCATTATTAATACTGAAATAGAATCTATTGAGGATTATGAAGAGTCTTTAAATGAAATGCCTCACGAATTTAATACAGAGGGTAAATTTACAATAGAAGCCTAGAATCAATTTAATACTTTTATGAGGGGTTACTATTACCCCTCTATCATTTTATCAATGTAGCACTTATTAGGGGGTTTTATGTCGTATATTTTAGAATTTGATAAGAATTTTTACACTAAGAATAGTCTAATGTCTATTGAGAAGGTTAGATATATGTGTGAATGTAATGGGGAAAACCTATTGCCATTATGCCCAGATTGTAAGACAGTCTTAATTACTGATTCACAAACTAAACATGATTATTATGCTTGGTGTGCAGATTGTGGACATGATTTTTATGAGAATGAAATTACACATTATGAGGTGAAATGATGCGATTTGAAGATAGAAAAGGAATTAACTTAATCAGTAGTGGTTATTCTGGACAATGGAAATATTTAAGAACGACTGATACTAGTAACCTAGAACCTGTACCGATGCCATTTAATCGTTTTCAAATATGGTTAGGCAGATTGTTAACCCAGTTAGGTCTGTAATTACCTTACGCACATAACAATTATTTATAGGGAGACTTGACAGTCTCTCTTTTTTTTTGTAGTATTTATCTCATTACGGAATCGTAACCCGTTAGTATTCAAAGCCTTTAGAGTATATTTTAAGGGCATAGGAAAGTAAGCCAGTTTATTTTCTTATGCTGTTACGAACTTAAGATATACCCTAAGGGCTTTTTTTATTACCGAGTTTTCCGTAATCTTCGGGACTTGTAACCCAGTCCGTCCTAACGACATGACACAGTTAATAGGGATAAACAGGTAATCTATAACCTGATAAACGATGGTGTTAGTCTTTAAAAAAAAGACTCATTTCCCGTATATAACATATAAGGGGTTTGGTTTTTATATGCTTAATTTTCTGTACCTGAAGTATGCTTGTATCGTGGTTCTAAGGTCGATGACAACAAAGACGTTCTCTATTTTGAAAAGTAAATAGGGAGTCTAGTCCGTACTTGTATACCCATGACTTAAATACAACACACATACATTAAAAAATGTATTGTGTAACTTGATTAAGTAGTGTATTGTAGTAACTGTTGTATGTTGTAGATTTATTAGATAAACCATTAAACTTATGAGGTGATATATATGAGTCAGGAAGAATACTCTCAACTCTATTTAGAGAGACAACGGTTGCTAGAAGATGCAATCATTCGGGCAGAAAACAATCAAGCCAGTCAAGAAGATTACGACATCATACGGTTTGAGTCAGGTTTACCATCAAAGAGAAAATCACATTCTAGTCAAGTATTGGAAGATGTGTTCTCGGACTGGTCAAACATCTTTGGAGGGTCAAAATAATGGCTACTAGAGGCGGACCTAAGAAGATATTAGATAACGACTATGATTTCTATGTAGAGAAGATTAAACAATTAGAAGAAGTAGAAACCAATCTAAAAAGACAACTCGATGAAAAAGACAATGAGTTAGGTTCTCTTGAAGATGAATTAGACCATCTCAAAGAGATTATTAAATCTTTAGCGGAGGTTCTATGAAATTCTGTAAAGACTGTAAACATTTTGCTGACTATTCTTTTGGTAAGACGTGCAATAGTCCCAAATTAGGTTTTGATATGGTCATGGGTGAACCTAAGTTTATGGATGCCTATAAAAATCGTATGTTGAGATTTGATTCTTTGAAAGACTATTGTTCTCCTGAAGGTAATTGGTTTGAACCAAAGGAGGTTACAAATGGCTAACGATAGAAATGATTTTGCACCAGAGATACGCAATAGTGCTTGGTGGGCTTCTGATACCCGTCAGGCAGTCAATGGTAAAGGTGTTGAGGTCGTATTAACTAAACAAGGAACAATTCCTCCTGTTGACTTATCTGAGGTAGAAGCGGTCCAGATGGGTCATGTCATGCAACCTGTTATCGGACGATTGACGAGTGAACGATTAAAGATGGAGATTAAAGATGCTGACTATAGTCTTACTCATCCTCGTGAGTCTTGGTTTAGGTCTCACTTTGATTTTATCTCTGCTGATGGTTCTACTCTCATTGAGGCTAAGAATTATAATAGTGCTGTTCGTAATAAGTTCGATGTGGATACTAATCGAATTCCACAAGCTGACTATGCACAATTAGTCCATGAAGCAGCAGTCCATAATGTTTCTCATGTTTACCTAGCAGTCCTCTTCGGTGGTCAAGAGTTTCATACCTTTGAGTTCCATATTACAGACCAAGAGAAGGATGAGCTGATACAGAAGATGGCAGTCTATTGGGGTCATGTGCAGAACGGTTCACAACCTCCAGCAGAGACCATTGAACAGACTAAATTACTTTATCCAGTATCCAATGAGAACGCTATTATGGCAAGTCTTAACATGGAGAAAGGGATTACACATCTCAAGCAAATGAAAGAACAAATCAAACAGATGGAGGCTCAGGCAGAGGAGATAGAAACCTATCTCAGAGACCAGATGGGTAACTGTTCAGAGATTAGGTCAGTCAGTGGTGATGTATTGGTGACATGGAGAAGTTCTAAGTCCTCTAAACGATTTAGTCCTACTCTCTTTCAATCCGCTATGCCGGACATCTATAACCAATTCGTTGTCGAACAAGCAGGTTCGAGGAGGTTCTTAATCAAATGAAACCACATAAACACGCAGATTTAATTAAAGCATGGGCTGATGGTGCAATTATTCAATATAAAGATTATGCAGGAAAATGGAATGATTTTGAACCAATTACTCATGCAAGTTGGCACGATAATATGGAGTATCGCATTAAACCTGAGCCTAGACGCATTAAAGATACGTATATTGCTAACATTCTGTTGAAACTTACCATAGAACAAGATGGTCCAATGCTTACGTTTACTAACGTGGAGTTGATGAAATGAACAACATAGATATAGCAATATGGGTGATGACTGCTAGTTCAGTCATTGATACTGCCCTAACACTATTAGAAAGGTTTATATGAAAATATGCACCGTTATATTTGATGAAAGAGATGTTCTTTCGGAAATAAAAGTTTTATATTCAGAAGATTTTTTTCTAAAAAACGAGTTAGATATGCGAGAACATATTTTGTATCAGATGTGTTCAAAATTTAATAAAGAATATAAAGAAATATCGAAGGAGGATTTTGATGAGTAATATTGTCAGTTTCAACGATATGCAGAGTATGGCAGAAGCTATTGCTAAAAGTGGTTTGTTTGGCATGAAAGACACCAATTCTGTATTAGCTCTCATGGCAGTCGCACAAGCTGAAGGATTACATCCAGCTACGGCAGCTAGAGATTTTCACATCATCCAAGGTCGTCCAGCTCTAAAAGCAGACGCAATGTTAGCGAGGTTTCAAAATGCAGGAGGAAAAGTTGACTGGACAGAATATACAGATGCAAGAGTTACTGGAGTCTTTACTCATCCGAACGGTGGAAGTCTCGCAGTTAGTTGGACTATTGAACAAGCTACAAAGATTGGTCTTGTTAAGCCCGGTAGCGGATGGCAAAAGTTTCCACGTGCCATGCTCAGAAGTCGCTGTATTTCTGAAGGAATACGAAGCGTTTTTCCGGGAAGCGTCACAGGTTTCTACAGTCCAGAAGAGGTCTCAGACTTCAACGACCCTCCAATAAAAGATATAACCCCGACTAAAACGGCAATAGAAGCCACTAAGAAGGATTTATTGATTGAGATGGAGAATGACTATCCGGATGAAATAGAAGCTCCTGTAGAGGGTTCTATGGCTTTGATGCTACCAGATGGTACGGTGTATTCAAAACATCATACCCTGAACGACTGGATGGATGCCTACATCACTCTATTTGTAAAGGTTCGGGACTCTAAAAAGTATGAAGGAAAAGAGAAACAAGACAAGATTATTGCTCTCAAGCAATGTAATCAAATGTTGTTGTCTCGTCTTGATATTACTCAAAACATTGACTTAGCAAGGAGGACACAACCCCAAGAGTCAAAGTCGCAGAGCTAACCGGAAAGACTCAGAAGATGAGAATTCTACGGTGGTTACAAAGTAAACCAATTACACCGATGGATGCTCTTCAACATATTGGGTCGATGCGGTTAGCTGCACATATAGAAGTATTAAGAAAAGAAGGTTACAACATCTATACCGAAGATGTAAAAAGTAACGGTAAACATTTTGCAAGGTATCACTTAAACAAGGAGAATTTATGAGCAGTCACATTCCAAAAGAAGGTCGTGGAGTTTTATTTCAAAACCTCGAAAAGAAAACAGAAACACATCCAGACTATAAAGGTCAGGTCATGGTCGAAGGTAAAATTATCAGATTGTCAGCATGGAAAAAAGTTCATGCCAACGGTCATCTGTTTTCACTTTCAGTAATGAAAACTCCTCAAGAAATGGAAAGAGAAACGATAGAGTATCCAAGAGAAGTGAAACGTAATGATGATGACGTACCATTCTAAAGTATTGATTTGATTATCCTTTATCTTCCCTATCCGCCTAGTGTAAACAATTATTGGATTACTTCCGGTAACCGTAAGTTTCTTTCTAAGCGTGGTAGGGAATTTAAAGAACAAGTCGTAGCTTATGTCATTGAAAAGAATGTTCCAAAGTTAGGTGAGATGGCAGTACAAATAGATATTATTCTGAGACCTAGAAATAAGCGACTCATGGATATAGATAATAGTTGTAAGGCAATACTCGATTCAATCCAAGACGCAGGAATTATTGACGATGACAGTCAGGTATGGAAGTTAACTATTGAACGAGGGATTACACACACTGGGGGTAGTTGTGTCGTAATGATAGAAGAATATAAGGAACATAAAAATGACAGCAAATGAATTAGCACAATTAATTGAAGATGCATACCCAAGAGGTTTTGTAAAAGATGCTGCTAATATGCTACGTCAGCAAGAAGCAGTTTTATTAGCAGAGCAAGAACACAATGAAATGTTAATCGCTGAAATTGAAGCGTTGAAAAAAGAAGCCGCACTACAAAGGTTATCTGACTTTACACAAGAAGCTGAATCATTTGACCGCACCGCTAGCCACATGGCTGATGAGTATGTTTCTTACAATGAACCAGTAGCGTGGATGTTTGAAAAAGATGGTGCATATATGTGCATTAAACACGACAACAGAGTTAATTATGATGATGGTATTCCACTCTACACCCATCCAGCAAAGACACTATCAGATGAGGATTTGATTGAATCGTTAGCTGAATTGGAGCATCAACAATGGATGAAATGGGCTGACACCATTATGCAAACTGAAAAGATAAGTGATAACAGGTTTGCAAGATGGGCTAGTTGCATGATTCCTTATGCTGAATTGTCCGAAGAAATGAAAGAGTTTGACAGGGAGTGGGCTAGAAAAGCATTAGCAATATTAAGAAAGGCACAAGAGAAATGAGAACAATTGCACCAACAAATAGATTACGTTTTGTTGAAAGAGTAATCCCTAGCCATGATGTTGAAGCAGGTCGCAAAGTAAAAATACTTCAACAATGGTGGAATTATCAAATGTTATCAGACAATTCTGGTTGGGTTCCGATTGAAGGTGGTGAATGGCGAGATGTACCTTTAGAAAGCGAGTGAAGTGAGAAATGATTGAAGAAAAGAAACCAAAAATATTTGTTGGGACTCCTATGTATGGTGGGATGTGTCATGGAGTTTATGCACAGTCCATGCTGACAACACCGGCAACATTAAATAACAACAACATCGAATGTGTCTTTAGTTTTATGTTTAATGAGTCGCTCATCCAACGAGCTAGAAACGCACTAAGCAATATGTTTTTACGAACAGACTGTACACACTTGATGTTTATTGATTCAGACATTCGTTACAATCCGGATGACATCGTACACATGGTCAACGCAGACAAGGAGGTTATTTGTGGCATCTATCCAAAGAAAGAGATTAACTGGGACAGTGTTAAAACTGCAATGGATAACGGTGTTTCTAAAGATAAGCTCAAGCATCATACTGGTAGCTTTGTTGTTAACCTTGTAGACTACGCTTCTCAAGTTACCGTACCAATGAATGAGCCGGTAGAAATATGGAATGGTGGTACTGGTTTTATGCTTATCAAAAGAGAAGTATTAGAGAAGCTGCAAGGAGTTGTTAAGTCTTACGTCAATGATGTACACGACCTTGCCGGTGAATTGAAAAGAGACCGTATCCATGAGTTCTTCCCAGTCTTTATTGAAGAAGGTACAGAACGTCTCTTATCTGAGGACTATGGCTTCTGTAAGATAGCTAGAGATAACGGTATCAAGATATGGGCTGGTCCGTGGATTAACCTAGCTCACATGGGTAGCTATGTGTTTGAGGGACAACTTGTACAACAGCCTTAACGACATCCCCAGCGTCTACGGGCAGCCTTACCTCTTGGACCTTTCCAGTTTTTAGAGCGACTGCAGAATGATTTATGTCTGGGTCCTGACTTCTGCGGTGCTTTTAGGTTGCTGCCTGTTGCTCGGTTATACTTCTTTCGTCCTTTGGCAGTCAAACCGCCTCCTGAAGAAACGGATAGCTTTTCTCCTCTCCCAACAGAAAGGTTCGGCTTATTTGACATTCAAATAACTCCTTACTTTATCAAGTATTTCTAATTGTTGTGGTGTGTAATATGATTTTGCTTCTTCTTCAGGACCAAATTGTTTGAATGTATATCCTCTAAACAATTCCGGCATACCTGTCATTCTTTGCCACTCCGATTGGTCTCGATTCTCACCTAAATTTTCTTTGTGAAATGCGTATCTATTTGCCATTTGTTCAGGTGAGGTAACATTTTGAAATTGTTGATAAAATTGCATCAATTGAGGGTCATTTTCTACACCATGATGACTAACATAATCAGCAAGAATATCTATTGGTTTTACGCTCGGATTAAAAACTTGAATACCTATCTTTCCTTGTGGGAAAAATTCAGGTCTTTCAGTTTCGTCCGGACGTACAAATTCTAATTGACGCTCTTCTGTTATATCTGGAGTATATTTATAAACAATATCTTTATCAGCTAAATACGGATATTGTTTTTGTGCTTCTTGTAATAAAGAATCGCCTTTTTGCGTATTTAAAAAATCAAATGCAGGACTCGCATTTTGTCCTTGCATAACTCCTATAACATCGGCATCACTTGGCATTTGACGCTCCCGGACATCCTAGTACCCAATGATTATCCAATCATACTCTCCGATATGGTTTTCACTTCAGCCACACGATTTAACCAACCTGCACCGAACGTACTAAATGCACTTAATGATTTGTAAAATTCGGTTTTTTCAGCAGCAAAATTTTCTAACAAAGAGCGTGTATTGGCTTGATTGACAGCTTGTAATGTACCTTGTCCTATCACACCGTCAGCAGCAACACCAACAGACTCTTGTAATAATTTAGATGCTCTACCAACACCCATGTTTACAGCAGCATCAAATACAGCGTAATCAACACCACTAGGTAAGTCATCACCATGAACCTTATCCCAATAGAGTTGTTTGTATAAGTCATGTACATCTTCGTCACTAATGTTTTTTAAATCATCTTTTGTAAGATATTGATTACGTTTCCATTCTTTAAAAACCGCAAAGGTAATTCCTTTCATCGTAGCTCCTCCCGGGTCAAGAGGGTTGTCACTCCACAATCCCTCGCTCTTGAGAACGTGCGCTAATGAGGACTCGTAATTTTCTTTCATGTCGGTGTACTTTGATGTAATAGTTCATCTTTCTTTTGACTACCGGCAGATGAACCAAAGTAAAAAGATAAAATACCAGCCCAGCCGGTTGATAACGAACCTAACATAATCATTAACTCATCTGACTTAGTGGCATATCCAGTCATCAAAGCAAATAAAATACCGAAGAATCCTGCTGTAACGATGACGGACAATGTTGGTGGCAACCATGAATGAGTTGCTGTTTGCATCTCTCTTGCAGATTTACGGTCATCTACTGCAAGTTTTTCAAAATCTAAACCTAATTCTTGCGCCCTTGCTTGCAATTGAACCTCAGCTTGTTTCAGACTTGCCAACTGGTCAGCAGATAATTTACCAGACTCAATCGTTGATTGAACATCTTTTTCATCAATACCGAGAGCTTTAGATACGGCAGTAACAGCAAGTCCTGCAAGTGGACCACCCAATGCAGTAGCAATTCCGGGAGCAATTTGAGCTAACCAATCCATATCAATCCTTTAAGAGAATAATTAACATCATACAAATTAACGCAAAAATTGTCCACCATTTGAATATGTCATCATCCACGCACAATTTCTTTCTTGGTTCGTTCTTCCGTTACGGTTCGTGTTATCTTAAATTTTATCGGCTTACGTTTTAATTGTTTAATTTCCCAATCTAAAAACACAATGTAAGCAATGAGAAATAACTCAATCAAAAATACAGCAAACCAATACAACACCCAGTTCATACAAGTTTAAAATAATACAAAAGACAGGTTACTACAAAAGCAGCAAACCAACAATATAGCTGTACTCTCTGAACATCTTTTAATTTATGTCCGTAATACAGTTTATTCTCTTTACGTTCTCTTTCCACAACAGTTTTTAACTCTAATACCTTAGACCATTCCTTTTCACCATACTTGCCTTTAAAGTCTTTTTCTGCTTTATTTTCTGCTATGATAATTGCTTTTTGCGATTCATACTCTTCAATCGCTTGATATATAAGAGAATTTTCTCTTACTTCTTCTAGGAGTTTTTTCTTTTTGAGTTGTTGTAACTCTTGTTGAGCCACATCCAAGGCATCGTGTTGGATACCTTCTATTGTTTTAGTAAGCTCTTTACCAGCTTCTCTGGTGGAGTTGAGACTCTCAGATAGTCCCTTGACTCCACTCGCAATTCCGTAATCTTCCATCTGTTAACCTACGCATATAGATTAACCCCCGATATTAATACCCTGCCGATGTTGTTTCGTTCAGTATTAAGACACCGCCTATATTAACACTGACTACCGCTGCTGTCGCTACACTACTTGCAACTTGAAATCTTAAATCTGTTCCGGCAGCATAAGGGAATGGATAGTGTCTTTGTACTTCATAAGTCGTATTAAACGGAGTTTGAACAATTACACGCTGTACACCTGAAGAAAGATTGGTTAATGCACGATACGTTGTGTAGTTTGCCGTATTACCATTAAAACTAGAATACGCACCGTATCTCCAACCATAAAATGTATAGCCGGTAGGAACAGTATAAACAGCCATTTGAGATGTCCCAATACTTTCTGTTACACCATTGACAGTTGTTGTATTAATTTGTGCATATATGGTTGTACTCACAGACAATGTCACTACACCTGTAGGATTGGTAGCTGAACCAGTCGACACATACATACTATTGATTCTAAAGTAACTATTTACAGTCGTTACATTCGTTGTACCATTTAGCACTAAATTTTCTGTAAGAATGTTGTAATTGGCATCTAATCCAGAAATAGTAATTGTTGCAGTATCCGTATTGACTGTACTGACTAATGTCATTGTAGAAGCAGAGGTAGGAAACACATAGTCAGTAGTTGACATATTTTCCCATACGGTTCTAAATACACCAGCAGTAGCAGAAGTTGTTCCATACGCAAAGATGTTTTGTGGAGCATGGTATGGAATTTGACCTCTTGATACTTGTAACTCAAAAGACTCAGTCCTGCCATGTTGTGACATTGAAAATGATGACTGTGCCATTTATATCACCATTTATTGTTTTTAGTTTCTGGTTTGTCTGTAGGAGAGCGTTTAGTATCTGTATTTCCACTAAAGTCCCATACAGCAGTAAAACCAGAAGGAGGACGTTTACCCGGAATGTGATAATTCACACCGCCAGCACTACCGTCACGTGGTAACTGTGGACGTACAGATTTAGCTATCTGTTGATTGACTTCACTCGGTCTTTTCGCTTCTTTCATTTTTACTCTCCATTTTAATAAGTAAAATATAACTGTAGATACTAAATAACGCAACCACAATCACTCTCTCATACTTTGGGTCCCACATCGTCCAACAACATAATCCAAAACTCAGACTTAATCCAAGAATAGTTAATAACCGGTCTGAGATGACCCCTAACGCTATACGCACGACAGCAACTGCATCCATGTAAACCCCCGTTTTGATGATTGATATTCACATTCTACTCGTTATCATCATTATCATCAAGTAATCCACTACCCCAACCCTCGTCAGCAATCTTTAATTTAATTGCCTCTAACTTCAATGCCCTATCTAATATTTTCATTTTGTCGGTCAGGGTCCATTCTTCATTGGTTTTCATGTCAGCCAACATATTATTAATAGCATCTTCTAAGTCTGGGTTAATACCCTTATCTTGTTTCTTAGGCACGTTTACCTCGTTTAGCTTTACGTTTAGATTTACCGGCAGTACGCAAAGCAATAGCTACCGCTTGTTTTTGTGGGCGACCAGTAGACATTAATTCCATAATGTTGCGTGTAATCGCTTGTTTACTCTTACTTTTTTCTAATGGCATATTAACCTCCAATTATATTAAAACCGGCTTTTAATCCTTTGTATGCTTCATTTGACAAAGCACCAACCGCACCAATACCTATTAATGTTTTTACATTTTTTGATATTTTTTCTTTTTTATCTAAAGCCTCTTGTGCTTTTTTAATACTTTTAACTGCTTGACTGTATTCTTCTGAAGTAATAATTTTTCTTTTATATAACTCGGTTACATAATTTGTTGCTAATTGCGGTACTTTATCATCAGCAGCACCACTAATTGTTCGTAAATTATTTTCTACAAAAAGTTTATTTTCACCAGTTGCTCGCTGTCTAACTTCCGCTAACTTTTTTGGTACAGCACCAATTAAATCTGCTTCGTGACTTAAACGAATTGCATCTGTTTTTGCTTGAGCAACTTGTTTAATATCATTATAAATTTGTGGAAACTCTCTTCCAAAACCTTCCATTTTTTCAACGTATGCCTTAGCCTGTGCCGCAGACATTCCTTCCATATTATTACGAACATAACCACGTAATATTGTTTCTAACTCTGGAGTTTTTTTGCCAACCAAATTTATTAAATCTTTCGCTCCAGACTGAGTGCCATTTAATATATTGTTGACAACCGTTTGTGGGTTTACATCATATTGAATAGAATCTTCTAAAATTCCATGCTCTCTTAACGCTTGTTTACCAACAACAGAATCTCTAGCTTTATTTATATTTTGTGATAATAATTCATATTTATTTAAATAATTTTTAAATCCCGGTGAGAACGCATCCATAGCATCAACAATCGTCTTTGATGAAGATTTCATTCTATTACCGTCAAGTGCTTTAACTCCCTCAATTTCACCAAAAGAACCATCATTTAATATTCTTCTTAAATGTTCAAATTGGTCAAAATTCACTGGTTCTATTTTAGTTGTAGGGATTGGTTCACCTGTAATAGATGACCTTACTTGCGCAGCCCTTTTCTCAGCTTCCGACAAAGGAACTTCTCGACCAACAATATCATCTAATCTTTTATTTAAAACAGACTGAACACTAAAAGGAGTTTTAGAAATTTGTTCTTTTACATCTTTTATCAAAGAATCAATAATTGGTGCAGATTTTGAATCATTAGCAATATACTGACCTGATTTTTGTTTATTTCTAGCCACATCAAAAGCTGGGTCTTTTATTTTTGTAATTGCTTCTATTTCACGAATATCTTTTTCACCCTTGATAAACTTTTGTGCTTGGGTTCTGACAAAATTTGCAACATCATCTGCAATAATATTTGTTTTTTTACCAAGTTTATCTAATGAAGATAATTGTTGGTTTTCAGCTTTAGTTAATTTTTCTTGTTGTGCATTTCTTAAATTAACTTCTCTGCGTTCAGCTTCTTTTGATAATTGTTCTTCTTTTCTTGGAACAGCGGTTTTGCCAACAGTTTCAGCTTCAGTACGGACTCCTTTAACAATATCTGAAGTTGGTTGTCTTAAAGTTTTATAAAGATTTTTTGCTCCAGTAATTCCCATTTCACCTAAACGTAAAGCACTTGTTGTGCCAGCTTCTAGTGCAGCTCCGGTAGCTACATCTTTAGCCGATTCAATAGCGGACTCTTTAAATGTCTGAGGTTTTTGATAACCTAATAATTGACCTAAACCACGCATACCAGCTTTAACTCCACCATAACCTAAACCAGCACCAGCGGCAGTTCCAACAGGACCTAAAGGCACACCTAATACTCCACCGCCAACAGCACCTAAAGTTTCAACAACAGGTTCAGCATATTCATATATTTTTTGCCCTGTAGATTTTTCTGCAGGTTTTGAAGAATCATCCGCTAAAAGATTTTTTCCTCCACTAGAAGGCATTGATGTATCATCGGCAAGTAAATTTTTTCCAGCCATTATTCACCTTCAATCCTGAAGCCTCTAGCTTTTAATTTTTTCTTTACTTCATCTATAGATAAATTGTTTTCTTTAGCCGTTTGTTCAATATCAGCTTTTGTGGCAACTTTAGTTTGACTAGATGTAGTAGATGTTGTTTCCACCGGCACTGAACCACGACTATAAATATCTTTTCCGTAATTTAACAATCCTTGACCAGTAATTGCTGGGTCTTTACTTGCAGTTGTCCTAGCAACTTCATTCATTTGTTCGTTCATTAACTGTTCAAAACCAGTAGAATTAAATTGATTTTGTGACATTAAATCATTAAATCTTTTTTGGAAAGCAACCGTATTGCCTTTGTTTCCTCCAGCTAAAGACCTTTCATAACTGACCAAGTAAGCAGCATATCGTTTAGCAAATACTAATGCTGGTTGTCCTTTGTCATCTTCGTTTTCTAAACCTTTTCCAGATTTAATAGAATCAACATAACGCTCAACATTTTGCGCCACTTGACCTTTTCTTCCTAATTGTTCTCTATGTTCTGAGGCATACTTCTTTAAATCATCCGCAGTCGCTATAGCTAAAGCACCGGTGTTGATAGCATCTCTTTTATCTCTTTGTTCAGCAACTCCACCCTGAAATTTTAATCCCGGAAAATAATCATTCAAAGCAGTAGAACCCGTTTTTTCGGCAGCTTTTTCTCTTCTTGCTTCAGCTCTTTCCCTTTGTTTTTCTTTAAACTCTAATAAAGACAACATACTTTTATTTGCTTCATTTGCAGCAGCAATAACACCTTTTAATCCAGCAACAGCATCCACTTTTTTTAGGTAGGGATTTTCAGCTAATAAGACAGCGTACTCATCTTTTGCTGCCTCCCTATTACGAACAGAATCTTTAGTAACTTGTTCAATCCGTTTTTGCAGAGCATTATTTTTTTGTTCCATAACTTTGATGTTTTCATCAAAAGTAATTTTTTCTTGATTGAATTTTTCTTTTTCACCTTTTTTCCAACCTTCCATCATGCCGGTCATTGATGACAATGCGTTCATTCCTGCATTGCGACCACCACCGCCAAGCATTGTTCCTACAATTCCGACAAGACTAAAAATAGTAGCCATATCTTGTAAGTTGGTTTGTGTTGGATGAAACTCAGGATATTCCCAATTTTGCTGCTCTTCTAATTTTTTGGTTTTTTCTGAAGTATCTTCATATTCTTTTTTTTGTTTTGCTAAGTAAGCATCACTTTGTGCTTTTTGATAATCAGCAGCTTGTCCTTTAGAGTAGACTTCTTCTAAAGCCTTATTTTTTTGAGCATCTAAAATATTTTTAGATTGTTGCAAGTACAACTTTTCTGAAACACCTTTTGTTGGGTCAATATTAGCTAAATTGTTAATAGAGGAACCTAACTCTGTGCCTAAAGCTCCTGTAAGTGCAGACATATCAGCCATTATCCACCTACCTTTGTTTGATTAATGTATGTAGGACTGCCGGCTACTAAATTAGCCAAACTTGAATAAAATGATTTGTTTGCAGCATTTAATTGCTGGTCTAATTGCAACTGTGTATTAATAGCACCAAGAGAAATATTGTCACCAATCTGCATCACTTGTAATCCGTATTGATATTGGTTTTGCAATAAATTAGCTGTTAATGAACTAATTTGATTCTCAATTTGCTGCTGACCAACACCACCCATATTTGCAGACGCTTGAGCAAGTCTAGCACGTTGTTGTTGTATAACCTGTTGATTAGCTGGAGTTAATTCACCACGTTGAGCAGCACCCACTAATTGCTGACCCTGTTGTTGATATGGTGCAGCTAACGCTTGTTTTTGTGCTACAGCTGCATCATTACCGGCTTGTGCTTGTCTATTTTGTATTGCGTTGTATATTCCTAAACCTCCAGTAAGCCCTAATTTACCGAGCATTTCAGGAGTCTGTAATTTTTGTAATGCTTGATTAATAAAATTAGATTGGTCTGGTTTAGTACCTTGACTAAGGGATGCCATAGCTCCCGGAACATCAGTAGGAGGAGGATTTTGTGCTTGAAAAGTTGCTAAATCTGTAGGTGTGGGTCTAGTACCGGTTTGAATATCAGCAGCAGAAAATGCAGGTGCAGGACTTGTAGATGGCACAGGAAAGTTTAATTCAGGTGCTTGTCCAGCTTGACCCGTAGGTGCGCCCTCACCGTATCCCGGTGTAGCAGCAATATTAGAAGATACATCTTGTGTACTTGGTTGTTCTATAGCCGGTGCTTGTGTTACTGGCGCATCACCCAAAGATGGGACATTACCAATATTGTAATCACCCTCGTTTTCAAACTCCACTAAACCGGTGTCAGGATTAATGCTGCCACGACCACCTCTAGCTTTTAATAATGCAGCTTCTTTAGGGGTAATGTGTGCAAGAACGGTGTCTTTACCCCGACCTTTAGATTGTAGTATTTTTGCTAGTGATGATAGGTCAGTGCCTAGTGCTTTTGATAGTGCCATTATACAATCCCCAATGCTGATTTCAAAGATTCAGTATTCCAAACATTTCTTTTCTTACCTTTTTCACCATCTAAAATAGGAGAACCACCAACTAAAGATGTGTCGGGTTGCGTAGTACCTAATGCTTGCCCTAACAATGCTGCCGATGATGAACCGGGTGTTTTAGATGTGCTTGTGCTTTTAGATGGTACTACACTTGGCGATAGAAGTGAAACAGTATTATTGCTTGACGATACATTATCTTTGCTTGCCGTAACTGTTGTATTTGCCGCATTGTCTTTTGTTGCATCAATAGTAATCTCTCCAACATCTGTTGGATTAATTAAATCTAATACTGGTTTGTCTTTGTTTGCTGTGACCGTAATTTCACCTTTATCTGTAATATCAGATGGGATTGTCGTAGGTCCAGTAGGGCTAATTAAATTAAGTATTGGCTGGTCTTTATTTGCTTCAACAACAACATCACTCACATCTGGAGCATTTGCAAGTGTTGTTGTATCAACAGGCTTTGTTGTAGCGGTATCAACAGGAGTTGTTGTATCAGTAGGAGTTGTTGGGGTTGGGGTTGTAGTTGCATTTTTTGCTAAACTTCCACCTAATTGTGAAGCAGCACCAGTAAGAATAGATGCCGGAACATCTCCGCCCGACAACGCAGCAGCAGTACCGCTTCCGGCAGCACCACCAATAACATTACCAACCGTACCACCAATATTTGTCCCTAACGCAGAACCTAATGCTCCACCTGCTGCACCAGCACCAATATTACCTCCTGACAATGCAGGAGCAATAGCACCTTTAGCCGCTCCTCCAACAACTGCAGCACCAGTTTGTCCAATATCGGGAACAGCAGCATTTGCAGCAGTACTAATTTCAGAACCAACTGCACCTGAAACGGCTCCCACTCCAGCAGCTTTTAATATATCCGATGGACTACCTCCAGCAACTGCATCACTTATTGCATTACTACCGGCACCAATTGCAGCAGAACCTACTGCAGCAGTAGTCGCAGCAGTTGCATCTGCAACACCGGCAGCATCTAATATGGCGGAACCAATTTCAGGAATAAGCTCCGGAGCAACTATTGCTACTGCAACAGCAACCACGGTTTCAATAGCTTTAGCGGCTTGTCCCATTAGAGTTTTCCTTCATTTTGGAGTTCTTTAACTAATTTTCCTGCTGTCATTGCCATAGCAATAATTTTAAAATCCACCTTGTTTGTTATTGGAGTATCTGGAGCTAAAAGACCTTCACGAATAGCTGCCCGTAATGCGATTGGATACATTTTAGGATTTTTTAATGCTTGTCTTGCATATTGCTCACCACGTAAAATATCTTCTGGCTTTACACCAACTTGTTGAATAATTCTTAAAAGTCTTTGTTTTACTTGTTCTTTTTCTGCTTGACCTAATTCCGGCTGCGCTTGAATTTCTGAATTTTTTTGGGGGACGGGAGTCATTTTTAAAGTCCTAAAGTTGCGGCAATCTGCACATGAATATCATAATGTGTACCTAACCAATCGTAAAAATCACTCTCATCTTGAAAGTTTACGTCCAACATATTAAACGGATTACTCAAATTTAACAGTCCTGCAAGTGCTTGATGCTCGACTTGATGAGCCAATAACCAGTCATCTAGGTTGTCAATATTCGCATCTGTAATAGGGAATTTAGAGTATGTTTGACCTTTATCAGTCAATGTTTCCCAAAATAACAGGTGTTGTGTGCCATTTTCAAACAAAAACTCTCCTAGTGACTCTTTATCACCGAACTTAACAATAGAAAGACTGTCCATATTCAAAGACGTACTCCTTTTGGTGTTGTTAATGCTTTTTCAACAGTCCATTTGTATTTAACTATTCTTTGCCATACCGCACTTTTAGACATTCCTAAATCTAAAGCCCAATCAGAAGCATTTTTTGTAATACCATTAAAAGTGATTAACATACTGCATGACCTATTTTTTTGTTGTTCACTTGGTGTAGCCCAACGACAATTTTCTTTAAAATACCCTTTTGTATTATCAATACGGTCTAATGTTTTTCCGTCAGGACGCTCACCCATATCTTCAAGAAATAAATCATAAAAATCCCAACGACTATCGTATGTAACACCAGAACCACCATATCTGTGATAATTCCAAGTATGTTTATTGTCGCAACGGTTACGCAAACTTCTCCAGCTATGGTAAGTTGGTATATGACAATCTTTTCTCATTTATCAACCTTTTGGTCTAATTTGTCAAAGATTTTACTAAGCATTTGTTTAATCTCCGCAATGTCTGGTCGGTAATCATCTTTTGAAATATAACTACGAGAAAAGTTCTTCATATCTTCTTCCATGCGAGTTATATCTTTTGTTGTCTTATTAACAACAAATGCAGCTAGAAATCCAGCTATAACAATTACAAAATCAAATATTTGTTGGTTTTCCATAATTACACCGCATAGTAAGGGACTTTAACTACTGTTCCGTTTAAGTCTACCTGAATATACCCTGCTGGCACAAGAGGTAAACTAGACGTGGCAAACGTAGCTGTTGATGAAGTGGTTGATACTAAATTCACTGCTTGTACGTTAATTGAGCCACCCGTAATGGTGACATTGTTACTGTTCTGCGTAGACATGGTACCTAAACCAGATACCTGCGTATTAACAATTGAAATTGTTGTATTAGCAGCAGCTGTCAGTTGTCCTTGAGCATTAACTGTAAACGTAGCTACTGTGGAAG